GATACTTAAATGCAGGTATAGCTCAGTTGGTTAGAGCATGGGTCTTATGAGCCCAAGGTCGCCGGTTCAATCCCGGCTGTCTGCATTTAATTATCTCGGGTCAGATTTATTAGAATTTTTGAAATATAAATGAAAAATTTAAAAAACTTACAATCATTTCATATGGATTTAATTGTTCACCCACCCATTTTGAATACCATTCAGAAAATGGTTTAAATTCGATAAGTTTTAAGTTATTTTTCAGTGCCAATTGTGTTAATTGATCTTTAAACACGTAATATTCTAATGATTCACCTTGAAGTTCAAAATAATTTTGTCTGGATGTTTCTTCTGAATTAATATTAAAGATATATGAATTATTATTTTTTTTAATTAATGTTAATAGGGGTATTTTTACATCTCCGTGTTTAAGTATATTTTCAATTAAATCTCCATCTGTCGTTGTTCCAATAAATAATCCTCCGTATTTTAATTTCCGTGAAACTGTATTCAGTAAATTATTTAATGAGGATTCGTTTTGTGCAAAATAATGTAGGGCGAACTGACATGAAACAATATCATATTTTCCGTGAAATTTTAAGTTTTTAATTTCTTTTTCACTCTTATTAATTTTATTAAGTATGTCGGGGTCTAACATACTTAAATGATTAAAGGAAATAAATGGTATACTGTTATAAGCCCCTTTTTTAATATTTTTATATCTGTCATTAGCAATTTTAATTGACTCTTCGTGATAATCAAAAGCAAATACAAATTTCAATTTTGCCCGGGACCATTTATTTAAATCTCCACCTCTTCCACATGCTATATCTAATAAATTTTTTCCATTGATTGATTTTGTAGAATTAAAAATTAATTCTTTTTTAATAAAATTATGAAAAAGTCTTAAATTATTAATATTATTACATTCTATATTTATTTTAAAATTTTGAATTTCCCCCGTGTGAATAATACAATTGATATTTTTATCACTCATTGATTAGTACTATAAAATATTATTAAAATTGTTATTAAAGTGTTATTAAAATTGTTATTAAAATAACAATTACAAAAAAATAAAAATTACAAAAAAATAAAAATTACAAAAAAATTACAAATAAATAATCATTTTAATTATTATTTATTTATAATTTAAAATATGTTAAAGTGTGATTGCAAAAACTCGTGTTTTTATTACAAAGAAATTACAAGAGATTCTAATGACGAGAATATTATTAATTATTATCATGTAAATAAATGTAATAGATTAAAGAGTGAATGTTCTACTAAAAAACATAAATGTGAATTCGTAGATAAAGAATTTATTGATAAACAAGCATTAATTGAACTTGAAAAACCTAAATATATTATGAAAGAAATTGGGATAAATAATAATATAAACATTTATGTCGAACTTAATAAATTATTAAATTTATATTATTATTTAAGCGAATTATTAATCGGAAAATTAAATTTTTATTTAACTAGACTTAAATTTGCAACTCACGATCCAACAATAGAAACATTTAATGAACTAATATATAGATTGAAAAATAGACAATATTCTAAAAAAAATAAATTATATTTGTATAATAATATCGACGTAGATGATTTAAGATGTGCAGGAGAACATAAAAATAATAATATTAAAATATTATGTGGTGATAATTTTGCTTGGACAAAAGACCCATTTATTAATTCTATACTGGGAAGAAAGAGTAATCAAAATAACAAGAAAAAGAATATTAAGAAGAATCCTACTAGAAAAATCATTCATAAAACTATATTAAATCTCGATATATTAGATATAAAAGATGATGATAAAGATAATGAGAAACGAATTAATATTAAGGATAAAATTAATAAATCGACAATAAAATTAGATACCGAACAAGATTCAGAAGATTCAGAAGAAGAAGAAGAAGTTGGGGCTGATATAGAGAATAACAATTTCGACGACGACGATGATGAAATTAGTTGTGATGATGACGATGATTATGACGATTTTAGTGATTAATAAAATATTTAATCAATATAAATGATAAATTTATTAGATTCTTTTTTAGATTTAGACGAAAACAATAAAGTAAAATTACTTTATTATGCAAAAAAAGTAATTAACCCTCTTAAAATATATTTAATTTTAATTTTATTTTTTTTAATTATTATTGTAATAATTAATGTTAATTTAAATAAACAATTGATTAATTATCTTAAAAAAGATATAATAAATCAATTATAAACTACTTAAAATAATAATAAATTAATTATTAATAATGTCCGTTAATGATAATGTGGAACATTTTAAATGTGACGTAAGAAGATTTGACTCAATTGATTTAGATATAAAGAAAATTACAGATTCAATTAAACCTCTAAATGTAAAATTAAAAGAATTAAAATCATCTAAAAATGAATTACAAACTAAAATATGTAATTTTATGGAAATAAATGAGATCGCAGAATGTAAATTAGCCGATGGGGCATTGTTATTTAAAGAAAGTAAAAATGTTATTCCTTTATCAAAAAATGCTATACACGAAAATATTAAAATCTTTTTAAAAGATAAATCAAATACAGATGAATATAAAAAAGCGTCAATCGACGAAAAAGCTAGTATGATATTTTCTTTTGTTTATGAAAATAGAGAGTATAATGAAAAAAAATTATTAAAACGGGTTTAACACTTTTTTAATTCATTGCACGTATCGGGATTAAAATCATCCGAAGAATAATCAATATATTCTTCTTTATTAATTAATTTAATATAATATTCCTCTGATATACTTTTTAGTTTATATTCTTCAAAGTTATTTACTTTAAATAATAAAATATTACTGTATATTTTATTATCAATAAACGGAATTTTAGACTGATTAGCAGAATTATCTGTGTCAGCCGAATTATATAAAATAATAAAAATTTCTTGTTTATATTTTTTTTCTTCTAAGTGTTCAAAATTATAATCGGATTTTTTAAAAATTGTGTGATTAGTTTTAAGTTCGTCAACTGTCCCACATTTATTGAAATTTAAATAATTTTTCATTAACTTTTATTATATTAATTCTTTAAAACATTTAATGAAAAAAATTATTACTTAAAAAAATGGTTAATATATATGTATAACCAATAATGGCTAATTTTGATAATAATCGTGAGTGGGCGAATGAAATATCAGAAAAATTAGAACATTGTGATAAATCAACCATTTTTAAATATTTTGAAGCATTGGAAAAAAAATGGACACTTTCTAAAACAGTTACTGATAGTTTTTTAGAAATACTACATAATTTTAATATCAGCTGTCTTGATGATATTGATATGAATTTTATCGAGACAGAAAAAAATAAAATTATTTGGGAAATTTCGGGAGTTGAAAATAAATTTAAGAAATTAATTAAAAGTTCGGAAACTCAACAACTTAGATGGGAAAAATTGTTAGAAACTTTTTATTATTCAGAAAAAGCATTAAAAACATTCTATTTGCTTAATAGAATAAAGCAAGAGAATTACAATTATAAAATAAATGAAGATACATCCGCTTTATTTAAATTTATCCCAATTAATCACGATAAAAATACAGGTTATCAAAATTTATTACTTTATTTATTAGAAGATTTAACAGAAATGGAATATGCAAGATATAATGACACATTATACAAAATTATAAAAACTTCAAAGAATGAAGATACTTATGCATGGGAACCACATATGAAAATAAAAAGTTATATAATGGAAAAATGTAGAAAAAATTATAAATTTGATCAATGGAAAAACATGACCGGGGGAAGTAATAATGTTAAACAAGCAGTTGAATACTTATCTGAATGTCCAGATGAAGAATTAATGTCTCTTGAAAAAAATCGCCATGTTTTTTCATTTAATAACGGAATTTATTTAACTAAAATAAATAAAGGAACAGATAAAAAACCGTTTTGGGGTTCACTATTTGTACCATATGGTATAGATTGTAAATATTTAACAGCTAAAACAGTATCAAGTAAATATTTTAAACAAGACTTCAATAATTATGATAATTTACCAGATGATGAATGGTTTAGTATTATAGAAGATTGTCCAAGTTTTAAAAAGGTATTAGATTATCAGGAATTTGAACCTGATGTACAAAAATGGTTGTGTATTTTTATGGGTAGATGTGCATATGATATAGGAGATTTAGATTGTTGGCAAGCAGTCATGTATTTATTAGGACAAGCGGGGTCTGGTAAAAGTACTATTCTTTGTAAAATTTTACAACAATTTTACGACGACGAAGATGTTGGAATGATTTCAAATAATATTGAAAAACAATATGGATTAAAACCAAATATTAATAAAAAAATGGTACTTGCGCCGGAAATGCAGGGAGATTGTAAATTAGAACAAACTGACTGGCAATTAATAGTAGAAGGTGGAAAGAATTCATTTGCGGAAAAATATAAAAATGCAGAAAGTGAATACTGGAAAGTACCTATGGCCATGGCTGGTAATCAACTGATTAAATATAAGAATCCAAGTGAACAGGTTTCTAGAAGAACAGTTGTTTGGAATTTCTGGAAAAAGGTAGTTGATACTGACACACATTTAGATAAGAAATTGATTAAAGAACTTCCAAATATAATGAAATTGTGTATTACTGGATACTTAGATGCTGTGAATAAATATGGTAATAAAGGTATTTGGAAAATTCTACCAAAGTATTTTCATGACAAGAAAGATGATATGGAACAAACCACAAATTCACTTCAACATTATTTACGATCAAGTAAAGTTATACTGGATTCAAATAAATGTATTCCAGAAAAAGTTTTTAAGCAATCATTTAATGAACATTGTCGCGAGAATAATTTAGGAAAAGAACAGTGGTCAACTGACTATTATTCAAGTACATTTTCTAATAATAACATTATTGTTAAGAAAAAGACCAGAAGAAAATACCCAGATATAACAGGCGATTTTGTTTACGGAACATTTTTTGTAGGTGTTGACCTTCTTGACGACACAGAAGAACAAAACATTGATCCAGAATAATTACGTTAAATATTTAAAAATTAAAAATTATAAATAATAAAATGACAAAGGATAAAATTATTTCACCAGATTCAAACAGTATTCTAAAATATTCTCCAATATTATTATCAATGATTGCATTATTATCTTGTTATCTATTAAATAAAAAAATGCAAAGTCTTAATAATCAAAATGATTCTATCTTAAAAATTGAAGAACAATTTACAAAATTTATAAAGAGTCAAACAGAAATAAATAATGAAAATTATAAAAAAATAAATTCGGTAATGTCACATCTTAATCATATAACACAGGAATCTGAACAACGACAACAACACCAAGTACAAAGACAAGAAGTACAAAGACAAGAAGTACAAAGACAAGTAGAACAAAGACAAGTAGAACAAAGACAAGAAGTACAACAAGTAGAACAAAGACAAGAAGTACAACAAAGACAAGAAGTTAAACAAGTCAAAAATAAAGAAGTTAAAAAAAGTAAAAAAAATAAAGAAAGTAAACAAGTTGACCCAGATAAAAATATAATAAATATTCAAAAATTAAGTGATGGGGGTGCAGATAGTGATAGCATTGGTGACAGTGATAGTGATTAATAAATTAAATAAAGTAATTATTTTCAATATTTATTATATTTTACAATTAAATGTAATAAATATTCAAAGTTAAATATTTATAAAAAAAAATATATTTATATAATAAATAATGTCAGGTGTCCCATTTAAAAATTATTCTTCAACATTAAGAAAATATTCAGATGATAATCAAGAACTTGCATCAAATTATGATGATATTATACAATCTCAGACAAGAGAATGTTATTATTCCAAAAAATATAATACTGTTGATGAAGCATCATCTTGTAGATTAAACCCAAATATTCCAGTGTATGACAAAAAAGAATTAATTTTTGTAGATAATAAACCTATAAATGTTTATAAACAATTTTGGCAATATAAACAACATGCTGGGTCTATATTTACTGATTGGGGTTCCGCCGGAACAAGAGCAGTAAAAGAAGATATATCAATTCGTAATTTACCATTAAAATCAGCGGGTGGGGTAATAAGCCCCGAATTAACTCTTGGAAATACAAATAATGTTAGAAATTCTCTTCAAAATTATGGAAAACAATATTTATTAACAACAAATTTATTAAATGCACAAGCATTTAAAAATGGTATATCCTACGATGGTAATACAAGTCCATACAGAGGTCGGGGTGATCTTATAGAAATGAACGAAATTGAACATTCAAATTTTGAAAATTCTGAGAATGGAGACTTTATGGCAAGAATGAAAAATAAACTTCGCGTTGATTTACCTCCAAATTATTCTAATAATGTTTTAACTACTTGGCAATTTATTAATCCAATCGGTATTAAACCTAAACCCGTAACTGATCAGTTAATTGATTATTCTGGAAATGTTGTTGACAGAAAATTGGAATTTTATGATAGATTAAAGTTCGGTACATTTAATTTAAATGTATTAAAATTGATTGGTTCATCATGTTTTACCGAAAATGCTGGTATAATCCCAACATATAAAAATAACGCAGTATCTGTTTATGCTGATGATAATTCATATCCTCCTTTATCATGTAAAAATTATTATGAAAATTTTTCAAATGATAATTCAGCCGATTGTGAATATATTGGGGATGGATTATATTGTTCAAAGAATGCAAATTATTGTGCAATGCCGAAAAATTATTACTTCCCCGATTTAGATACATCATTTGATATAGCGCCTGATGGTAGTAATTCGCTAACAATTGGGGCAATTATGTCCCCAGCACTAAGACATTTTATAAATAATGATTTATATAATCTTAATCTTTTACTTATACTTCGCAAACTTATACAACAAGAAAATGACCAACAGACTTTACAACTGCTTAATGAACAGCATAATAATGTTTCTAAATTATTTAATTTATCTATTACCTCGGATGATTATAATAATTTAGAAGAAACTAAAAAATATACACATTTATTTAGAATGCAAAGTTATTTTCATCAGAAATACCACAGTTCACCAACAGTAGTAATGTTTATAGCATCTTTGAATATATATAAATTTGGAGGAAACGAGCCCAATTTTGTCAATGTTAAAGCTACTGTTATATATAATGACATTCAAAACGATACTAAAATAAACCAAATTGAAACACCTGGATTATTCTTAGTGTTACCCTCAATGTTATATGAAGATGTATTTGTTCTTGGAAAAGATACAACTGGTTCTTGTAGTATAAAAGACAATGATTGCTGTTTTAAAGGTCCAGCTGGGGCATTTACCGACGATCACCAATATACACATGTAAAGAATGATGGAAAAGTAAATAATTTAGATAATATGGTTAATTCAAAATGTGGAGCAAATCCGTATGATGCACCAGATACTTTTTAAATTGATCATATTCTTCTGTATTATAATAAGTATTCCAATTTAACAATTTTAAAAATTCAATTTCTTTATTTTGTTCGTCTTTAATATTAACATTTAAAAAAGTATATATTTTTACTAAATTTAATCTATCATCAAGTAATTGTTTATTTGCAATTATAATACTTGATAATAAATATAATTTTACATTACATTTTGTACATTGTGTACATTTTTTTAAATAATATAACGCTATTATAAAACTTTCTCTCGGTAAATCAAAGTTATTATAAATTTTATTTATATAATTTTTAAGATAACTATAATTTAGATAATTATATTTTATTTTTTTTATCAATTTATTTTTAACAATGCTATTAAATTGATATTCGTTTATCATTATATTATAATTTTATTATTATTTTTTTCAATTAAATTTATTAAATATTGATAAGTAAATAAATAATCGTCTATATTATTACCCCCTGTTATTATTATACTCCCCGATCGAAATATTAAAATTGATATATTATTAGAATATTTTTTTTTTAATCCATATTGATAAATATGTTTGAAATAATCTGGTAAATGTCTATTTACTATAAATTTAGAATTTATTGCTGGATATTTAATTGGTTGATAAACAACATTAATAAAATTTCCATTATTTTGAATATTGAAATCTGATAATACATTACATAATTTCAATAAATTTAATGTTCCTAAAATTTTAAAATCACTATTAATCATAGCTATTTTTATGTCCGATATATGATGATTTTTATCTAATAGAAAATTATTTAATTTATTATAAATTTTTCTAATTATATATGCACACGATTTAATATTTTTTAATCCAGTAATTTGAGACTTACCATTTGGGAATATTTTGATTGAAACAACTGTTTTTTGTTGATATTTTGTATGCCAATTAAAAATATAACTATTATAAAATTTTCCATTTGTTTTTGGTGGGTATTTTAGAACAAGTTGTTCACAGTTTATTTTTGAATTAAAATTGCAACATAATGTAATTGTTGATATTCTTAAATCTTCAACTAAAAGATTTGATGAAACATTTTTTATGTTAGTAAGTGTTTCATTAAATGTTTTCCAATCTTTTGAGCAAATACAATTATTATATTTGGCTTTGGGATCACATATATCACACATCTGAATACACTTTCATCTTTATGTAATGTAATACTAAATATAATTATTATTTGCAATTTATTATACTTGTTAATATTAAATTATGAATATTTTGATTCTCTTTTAAAAATTTGAAAAATAATTTAAATGGGAAATAATCTCTATCAAAACATATACCATCTAATTTATAATAAGAATACATAAAATATAATAAGATTTGGAGTTTATATTTACATTTATTAGTATTTATATATAAAATATGTAAAATATTGTAATCAGATTTATTCATTTTATAATCTTCTAAACCAGAAGTATCTGTATAATTTTTTATACCGAATTTAATTTGTTTTTGAAATAAATTAATTGACATATCAAATTTATCTATATCTATATTATCAAACTTGCATATTTGTTCTTTTATGAATTGTATTTTCATAATATATATATATATATGAATATTAAATTTTAAGTAGTGATTATTTCAATGTAAAATACTTAAAATTAAAAACATTAATTATATTAATAATAATAATAATGAAAAGAAAAGATTCAAATGACACACCAGATAATTATTTTAAATTAGAAGAACATACCATTACAGATTTACGAAGTTTAATTAATATGATAATTGATTTAGATAATAAAAATGAACCTCCAAGAAAAATAAGAAATAAACTACCTATAAATATATATAAATTAATAGATATTTTAGACCCATTACAAAGATTGAATAAATTAATTGGTATGGTTAAATTAAAAGAACAATTATTAGATCAATTATTATATTTTATTCAAGGACATGAAGATGTTATTATGTTGCATACAGTAATTGAAGGCCCCCCTGGTACAGGTAAAACAACTGTCGCAAATTTGATGTCTGAAATATATGCGGGTATGGGAATATTTAAAAAGGCTAAATGTACAATAATTAAAAGAAATGATTTAATTGGTCAGTTTCTCGGAGAAACGACAATAAAAACGATGAATGCACTTAAAATGTGTAAAAATGGTGTTATGTTAATAGATGAAGCATATTCACTTGGATCAGGTAGTAAAGACGGTGTTGATTCATACGCAAAAGAAGCAATAGATTGTATTAATGAATATTTAACTCAAAACGTTGATAAATTAATATGTATTATTGCTGGATATAAGAATGAACTTGATAATTGTTTTTTTTCTCAAAATCCTGGATTACGTAGAAGATTTCCATGGACTTTTACTATTGAACATTTTACAGAAAATGAATTAAGTCAAGTTATGCTTAAAATGATAAAGGATTCTGAATGGGAAACGGATTGTTCACAAGAATATATACAGTCTTTAATTAAAAAAGAATATTCTACTGGTAATGGCGGAGATATTGAGGCAATATTATCCAGAGCAAAAATAATTTATTCAAGAGTTAATTTTGGAAAAGAAAATGATTATATTTTAACGGATAAAATATTAAAAAAAGCGTTTACGCAATTTTATGATACTAAAAAACAAATCGTTTCTGATAAACCCCCGTTTATGATGTATTCATAATTGTGTGTACACATTTTAAAAATAAAAAAATATGTTATTATAGTTATTTAATGATAACATTAACTTATTATAATAATTTAATTAAAAAAAATGATTTACTCAAAATTATAAAAATATATAACTTAAAAAATTGTTCAACTTTAAATAAAAACGATTTACTCATTTTAATTAATAAACATAAAGCATGCATTATTATACAAAGAATATTTAGAAAAAAAATATGCGAAGACCAAATATGTCCAATTACATTAACCAAAGTTAGTTATCCATTTATATGTATTAAAAATTATAATACATTTAGATATTATTCATTAATCGATTTTGTTAAATATTTAAATAAAAGCCCAGATGATTTTAGAGACCCAATTTCAAGAGAACCTTTATTAGACAATATTATAAAATATATTGAATCATTAATTAAATATTATAATATTAATAAAATTTCTAATAAAAAAAAATGGAATAAAAAAATAAAAAAAAGAAATGATTATTTAAATATTACGAAATATTTACATGAAATTCTTGATGATTTATTTAGTAAAAAAAGTGTAAATTTTAATTATATTTATAATACAACTTTACCACAATTTATATATTATTTTCATTTTTTAATTAAATCTCATCGGTCAAGTTGTTTTATGTTTATTACGAATTATATTAATTGTATATCACATCATTCAAACGATAATAAAATATATATAATTGATTATTTAAAATTATTAATAAAAGTAAATAATTTATAATTACTTAAATATTAATATTATATAAATTATAATGATATTATCAGAATATTATTATAATCTTTATACTTCTCCTCGACAATCTTATCAAATATTGTTAATATTAAAAAAATATACCAAACCTTCTGATATAATAGTTGATGCAACTGCTGGAATGGGTGGAAATACTATTAATTTTTGTAAATACTATTCATTTGTATTTGCAATAGAAATTTTAGAGAATTGCATTAACTATATTAATAGTAATTTAAATAAATATAATAACAAATTAATAATTAATGGTGATTGTTTAGAAATACTAAAAATAATTAAAACAGATATTATTTTTTTTGACCCCCCGTGGGGAGGAAAAGAGTACAAAAATTCATTAAATGTAATACTGAAATTGAATGGTATCCCAATACATACAATAATTGACAATTATTATAAGTATTGTAAAGTAATCGCTATGAAAGCTCCAAATAACTATATTATACAAAAATCAGAATTGTGGACTATAAAAGAAAATTTTATATATAAAAACGAAAAACCAATTTTTAAATTTATAATTTATTACAAAATTAATAAAATAATAAAATAAATAAATAAAATAATAAAATAAATTAATAAAATCGATAAAATTAATAAAATAATAAAATAAATAAATAAAATAATAAAAATCAATATTATAATGAATCCTGCTTCTATTCAAACACAAAATGGAAACCCGGTTGCGTGTCCATGGATACTTTCTCAAAATACATTTAAAAACACTCCTCTAAATAGTTCAGCGACTTTAACTGGAAAACCACTTGATTACGACTTTGTCCCAAATTTAAGTTCAAGATATTATTTACCTGGGTATGGATTTAATCAATGTATTAATGATAAACCTATGCATATTAAGCCAAAAACACATATTAATTTTTTCGACCCGAATAATTATGAAGTTGAGTCTGTCAGTAAATGTTATTCTCAAAGAGATTATGACCAAAATGGACAACCAACTGACAAATATGTAATAAATAAGTGTTATGATCCACTTGCATAAAATGAACTGACTTGACTTGACTTGACTTGCATTAATAATTTTTATTTAAAGAATTAAATTAGATAAGTCTATAATGATTACACCTAAGGGATATAAGATCCCAATTAATCATCCTAGACTTAATGAATTTAAAAAAGAACTTGTTGTATGTCCATTTATTGAAAATGCTGTGAGATATCCAATTTACAGAATTTCTGATAAATATATATACTTACCGAAGTATTACGGTATTAAAAAATTAGGACTTCCCGATATTATTAAAGAACAAGAAGGACTACCAGTTAAATTTAAATTTGTTGGAAAACTTCGGGATTATCAGATCCCCGTGTGTAAAAAAATACTTACTCATTTAAATGAACACGGGTCGGGTCTTGCAAGTCTATATACTGGTTGGGGAAAAACATGTGCAGCAATATGGATTGCCAGTAAATTAAATGTAAAAACTTTAATTGTTGTTCACACAGAGAATTTATTGAATCAATGGAAAGAAAGAATTGAACAATTTTTAGGTGAAGAGTGTGGTCTTATACAAGGTAAGAATACTATAACTGATAAGAATATAGTAATTGGTATGATTCAAAGTATTTCAATGAAAGAATATAACCCCGAAACTTTCAAAGACTTTGGATTGTGTTTATTTGATGAATGTTTTCCGGCTCAAACTATTATTCATACAAATAAAGGTAAAATTAGTATTTATCAATTATTTAATATTTTTCAGGACCAAGGATTACAGAATGATATAGAAATATTAAGTTATAATCAATTTAACAGAGTTTTTGAATATAAGCCGTTAACTTTTGCGTGGGAAAAAAATAATAATAATTTAATTAAACTATTTTTATATAAAAAAGAAATTGTTTGTACTTTAAATCATAAAATTTTAACATTAAAAGGCTATATTGAAGCGGATAAATTACTTATTGGTGATATAGTCATGTGTAAATATTCAAAAGAACACAAAAATTGTAGTATTATATGCCCAGCATTAAATAATGATCAATTACAAATAATTTATGGTTCATATTTGGGAAATGGGGACATAAATAAAACAAATAAGGGCCGGTTAAGATTAAAAATGGTTCATTCTAAGGAACAAAAAGAGTATTGTAAATGGAAGGCAAACATGTTAGGTATAAGTAAAATTAAATATAAACAAAATATACTTGGTACATTTGAATTCGAAACAAATTGTTTTGATATTGAAAACAATTTTATTTTCAAAAGTGAAACAGTTTCTGACTGGTTAATAGATAAAATAGATGCGAGAGGTATAGCCATATGGTTTATGGATTCTGGAACATCTCATAAAGATAAATTAAAGAATGGATTAGATTCATGTTATTCAATTATACATTCCACTAATTTTAACTACGAAAGTCATGTTAAATTTGTGGAGTTATTTAAAAAATATAAAATAAAATGTGATATTAAAATTAATAAGACGTATTACTATTTATATTTTAATGAAAATAATGAAATTAATTTATTTAATTTAATTCAAAATTATATTTATTATAGTGATAAATATCCATGGAATAACACGTTTTTAGAATATGGAACATTAAAAATTACTAATAAAGAATATACAAATAATGAATCCGGAAAGGTATACGATATTGAAGTAAAAGATAATCACAATTTTATTATTACCGATAATTGTGAAAAAAGTATTTCGGGTCCAATAGTAAGTAATTGTCATCATCTCCCAGGCAAGGTGTTTTCACGAGTATTCTATAAGATAGGTACTAAGTATAATTTAGGACTTTCAGCGACAATTACTCGTCCGGATGGATTAACAAAGGTTATTAAATATTTTATTGGTGAGCCGATTGTAAATCTAAAATTAAATACAATTATTCCAAAAGTTATAATTAAATATACGTCTATTGAACCAATACGGGAGAAAACGATGATAAATGGTAAAATTAATATTCCCGGAATGATTAATGAATTATGTAATTCATTTATGAGAACTCTCGAAGTTGTAAATGAAATTAAAAAAAAATATTCCGAAGGTAGAAAAATTTTAGTTTTAACTGATAGACGTAATCATTGTATGGAACTAAAAAGATTACTTTCAGATTATGATTGTGGACTTTATATGGGTGGAATGAAAAATGAAGCATTACAAGAAAGTAATAAAAAAAGAATAATTATTGCAACTTTTCATATTGCGAGTGAAGGATACGACAATCCAGAATTAGATACCTTAGTATTCGCAAGTCCGAAGAGTAAAATTGAACAGGCATGTGGGCGTATATTAAGACAAGAAAACGAAAATGACCCTGAAATTATAGATTTTGTGGACCCATTTAGTGTTTTTAATAATTTTTATTTTTCCAGACTTAAATTTTATAAGAGTAAGAAATATACATTTGAAAAAAAAGAAATTAATAAACAAAATGAACATAAACAAGAAATAAAGTTGGAAAAATATTCTATTATTGAAGAATAAATAAATAAATTAAATAATGGCTAGCTCGAGTTTAGGAAAAGATGGATATTTTAATAAATTGGAAGTTGATAAATTAAACGTCAATAAATTAAAAGTAAATAAATTAAATTCTTGTTCGTGTTGTGACAATATAATAAATAATCAAGAAGAATTAAAAAACGCAAAAGCGATAGCTCTAACATGTATTGATTTTAGAATAATCGATGACACTGTTTGTCAAATGAATAAATTAGGATATTTGAATGACTATGATCAGTTTATTTTAGCAGGGTCAAGTTTAGGATATAATAATATATTATCAGGTTCTGAACATTGGATAAAAGTGGCTAATCAACATATAGATATAGCAATAAATTTACACGATATTGAACAGATAATATTAATAGATCATTTCGATTGTGGAGCATATAAAATCGCTTATGGGTCTGACAGATATAAACAAAATTCTTTAAAATTTCATACTGATAATTTAAATAAAGCAGAAAAAAAATTAAATACACTTTATCCAAATTTATCAATCAAAAAATTTCTAATTAGTGCAGATGGAGTTAATTTTACACAAATTAATTAATTAAATTTCACTATTAAAAAAGACACCTTATCTCGGATAAAATGAAAATTTATCTGCCTATCTGCACTAATTAATAATATAATGATTCCAAAATTGTAAACGATGTGTAATTTATTTATAATGTATTAAAATATTAATATATTATAAATGACTTGTAATATTAATAATTCTTATGAAATTGATAAATTTAAATGTGATAGGAACGATGACATTTTTTGTAATATTACAAAAAATAATTCATTTTATCAACAATTTTTAATGTATTTAAATAGATTAAATTGTTATATATTTGATAAAAATATAAATTATTCAAAATATAAAAATATAATAGATATTCTTTATAATTATTTACATAAACGTCAAAATTATATTAAAGATTTATATTTATGGAAACAATTACATTCGCGATATGTTGATACATATGAAATTGATAATTATAATTTAAAAATTGGAAATATAAATATATATAGAACAACAAAACATAATTATGCTGTTGCACCTTTTATAAATGAAATGTTAAATAATAATAAAATAGATTTACTGGTTCATTTTGATACACATAGTGATATGAATACATTAGATAAATATAATGATATAAATAAAATATTTGATGATATAATTTCAAAAAATGATGTACATAGTAATATTAATAATTTAGAAAAAGTAATTTGGGATATTGGAATGCCGGTTACAGGGTTTATTGCATTTTGGAATAAAATAAATAAAAATAATGATATAAACAATAATAATATAAACAATAATGATATAAACAATAATAATATAAACAATAATAATATAAACAATAATGATATAAACAATAATGATATAAACAATAATAATAAAAACAATAAATTAAAAATATTATGGACAGTTCCTGCATGGATTCCAATATTAACTAAAGAACCAATTGAGAATGAAACTGATTCATTGTTTTCTTCTAAAAATATATTTATAAAACAAGATAAAAAAGAAAATTCTTTAACTTATTCAATGAATAAAACAAATAATACAATTTCGTCATTTCATTTTAAAAGACTTAAATTTAAAAATAAAACAAATTGGGAACAAGTTCTAAATTATATTGATAATTCTACATTTATCTTAGATATTGATTTAGATTATTTTGTTGCAAATGGTATTAAAAAAAATAAAAGTAAATATTTAGAAGATTATGATGATATAGCTTCACATTATAGAGTAACTACAAATAATAAGATATTTAATGTAACACCGAGAGATCCATTTTATGAAAATTCAGAATTTTCAAAATATGAAAATGATATAAAAAAAGAAATTAATGAAATTAAAAAAAGAATTAAATATTTTTTTAAAGGAATTAAATATTTAAAACAAAAGGGTAAAATACCAGTATCAATTATTATATGTGATTCTACATCAGCACCTGCTAGTATATATACAAAATATCATACCCATTATAATGAATATGTACCACATGAATATGCATTATGGATACATAAAACAATATTATCTGGTTTAAACAAAATTTATTTAAATTAATTTTGTTTTGCTAAAAAATTTTTCAGGAAATAAATAACTATAATTAAAAGTTGTTTTAATATTAAATTAAATTAAATAAATCAAAAATAAAATATATAGTTAATTATATAATGTCTGTATCAAAAGGTCTAATGTATACATGGATTACCGCATTGGTAGTTAGTATTGTTTTTATGATTCTAGTAATATCATCATTAGGTGGATCTGAGACAACCGGTAAAACAAAAGAGCAAGCAATAGTAGGTTTACTATCATGGGTTTCTTGGGTTGTATTCTTTTTAACATTTATTGGTTGGTTAATAACCTTAGGCATGGGTAAATAAATGCTTATTCATTTTTAAAGACTTTATTTAGTAAAACCATTTAAAGAAATTATATATATATATTTGAGTGGTTCCATAGCTCAGTTGGTCAGAGCACGCGGCTGTTAACCGCGGGGTCAAGGGTTCGATCCCCTTTGGAACCGTTTCTAGATTATTTTAATAAAAAATGATGTAGAATTTACAAAAATTTAAATATTCCAAAGATAAAGTACTTAAAAGAGAAAAATATACAGAGTAAACCCATAAATAAATGTATTACTCTGAGGAGAATGACTTGTCAGATGATGAAGATGATTATTGCGAATTTCCTGATGATATTCTAAAAGAATTTGAATATGATAAAAAAATTCAAATTATAAGCACTTTTAAAAACTACATTAAACATAGTCCAGAATTTATAGGTATTAAAAATATGTCTTCTTCAAAATTACTAAATATTATTGAAAGTAATAAAGTAATTAAAAATAATAACTATTTATATGATGAACAAATGAAATTGTTCGATAATTTGTATAAGGAATTATATAATAATAATGGAAACTATTTATTATATAATTCTATTGCAAAAAAAATATTTAATATTATTTATGTTTAGTTATTAGTTTAGTTTAGTTTAGTTTAGTTTTTTATACTTAGGTGTGTTAACATCTATTTATTATTAGAACAATTAAAATTCCAAAAAGGAAATTCATCCGAATAAAACGCTTGTTCGGATGAATTCTGCGGAGGTCTATTTGCAATATTATTTGCATAAGTATTAATTCTGCCACCGAGAGGAACATGATCACCGTTTTCACGCATTCCAGAGTATTTTTCAGAATTTAACAAAACTGATGCTGGGTTATTTTGATACCAATTTGCCAATCTTTCTTGTAATTTTAGTTGTGTATCCATATCATTATTGTTTTGAGAAACTTTATTAGAATAGTTTAAGATGTCATTAGTTATATTTTTTCCAACTGAATTAACCATATTATTATAATAAATTATTTTATTTTAATTAATAATAAAACTTATATAATACATTCTTGTCGTCGCATATCTTCTTCTGTTGATTGTTCTAATAAACCCTCGTATATTTTATAACTAAAAATTAATGTATTATTATAATTGAAATTTACATTATTATAGTTATTTATAATTTTTAAAAAATAATCTAATTTAGTTTCTGTATCAAAAATATAAATTAATTTTCCTCTAATATCATATTCTATATTCAATTCTCTGCTTATATAAATATTCCATACAATATAATATGTGAAATATAATAACAATTTTGATTTTGACCAGGGAGATAAATTATTTAATGTTTCATAATTATGGACTAAAAATAGTTCCCATGTCATCTTTACATTATATTTTGATTTATTTATAGGAATATCTAATCTTAATTTAGATAATTTCGGTGTTATCGATATTATATAAATCATAAGTTTTAAAGAGTTCAAAATATAAACATCTGGTGATATATTTAACTTCCACAGTTTTTGATTTATCATTTTATTAATACTTTTTTATTATTTATAAGTTAATTAATTTTAAATACCCCCTGCCGGGCTCGAACCGGCAACCTTGAGATTAGAAGTCTCACGCGCTATCCATTGCGCCAAGGGGGCATTTAAAATTAATTA